TGGGTTAATTCGCACACTTTGAGAAAAAAACAAAAATTTCATCGGTTAATAGTTTGATAAACAAATGATTAGTTTTAAAATTTTGAGAAAGAGCCTTGTTTTTTGGTGTTTTTTGGTGTGTCTTTTATGTTTTCAGTGTGTTGTTTGATATTTGCTGCATGGAAAAAACGCTGTTTTTGTCTGATGTTCTCACGGAAATGAAAAAAGTAGATGCCCGCAAAAATCCTGTTCCTTTTTCTCTAAAAATTAGGAGTTTCAACCTGCAAAATAAAACGGGGGGAAAATTGATAAGTTACGAGGAGGCGGTTCTGCTTCGTCCTCCTGCGAAAAAAGGGGCGGTAAGGCTGGCGGATGAAACGCCCTTTAAAAATCCTAACCACTGGGAAAATCGCACCAGGAATATCAAACTAAAAAACGGCGAAATAAAGAAAATACATATTATTTTCATCGAGGAATTTAACGGCAAAAAGGTGGTTTTTTAATATTGATAAAACATGGAGCTTACAAAAGAAAGAAAACACAAAACAGGAGCGTATTATACTCCAAAAGAGTGGGCGGATTTGGCAGTGGAGTACATGAAAAAAGTGTTGCCAGAGCCACTGGAAAAATATGTTTTCTATGACCCTGCTGGAGGCGAAGGAGCTTTACTCGAAGCCTTGCCTGAGGGGTGTGAAAAATATGCGACTACACTGGAGGTAGAAGATGTAGAAATTATGCGAAGCAAAGGGCTGAAGGCTTGGCAATTTGATTTTTTGAATGATAATATCTATGAACTTCCGCATATTCTTCATCATGCGGCACAATGTGGAAGACTGGTGGTTTTTACCAATCCACCATTTGTAAAACTCCCATCCATTCCTAAAACTTGGGCTCACGAAACCTACGGAACGAATGATAGTATTTATCTGTTTTTCTACCGAATATATGAAGAACTCAGGGCAAACTACTTGTGCAGTTTTAATAAGCCGTTGGGAAGACCCTCCATGTCCATACATGGAGAGAATTTATACTATAACTGGGATTTTTTAGGTGGATTTATGAGCTGGACAAAGGAACATTGGGGGCTTTCAGGAAGTTTTGCTGTTGATTTTAATATGTTTGAACTGGTGGATGGCTGGATTGAGAGGCAGGAAGGAGGGAGACCTTATATTGTGCTGGATGTTTGGCAAGGTGGAGAAAAGACAGGAGAAAAGAAAAGTTACTTTTATAATAGGTCTTTTTGATAAACAATTCTTTTTTAGATTTTTGATTTTAAAATAAATAAAAATGCAGAAAATAGACAATGATACCTATATAGTAGGGGGTAATTCTGTGGTGAGTTTCAGTGGTGCTGCCAAAGGTGCCAGCGCTGAGCCTCACAGTGTTGCGAAAATAAACGCATCGGCTACGGATTCCAATAACTGGTGCAACTGGGGCGATGATAACCAATATCCTAAACGCCTGATGGAAAAAGTGGCTATGGTGGGCGCTGCTTTGGGCGGATTGGAGGTGCTTACTTCGGCTCATTATGGGCTGGGGCTGAAGGTTTTTGAATTAGTGGAAACCGAGGGCGACGCAGAGTTTAAGGAAAAAATCCCAAGCAGTGAGCCGAATATCTATGATTTTTTTGATAGAACGCAGTTTGAATTGGTATTGAGCGATTTGGTGGCAGATTTTGAGTGCTTTGGTATTGCTTTCCCAGAATTTCTGCTCAGTCCGAACGGAGAAGAAATTATTTCTGTATCGAGACAGCAGGCGGGGTTCTGTAGGTTTGAAAAACCAAAAAACGGCATGATAGAAAATATCTACATCAATTCTGCGTGGGGTGAAACGGATTTTAACGAAAAAGATACCATAAAGGTGCGATGCTTCGGGCAGAATTTGTCCATGCAGGAAATCAAAGACTACTGCAAGGCGAAGAAAATCAGCAAATTCATTGTTCCTATTGTCAATACCTTGATGATAGAGAAAGTTTATCCATCAGTCGGCTGGCATTCTTCGTTCAAAAACGGCTGGATGGATGTAGTATTGTCCGTTCCAGAACTGAAAAAACGAATGTTTGAGCAGCAGTTTAATTTTAAATATATGATTCATATCGCTGATGATTTCTTCATTCATAGATACGGAAAGGATGAGTGGGCGAAGTTCGACAGTGAGCTGAAAAATAGATACCGAGAAGAGCTGGTAAACAGCATAGACAAAGAGATGACGGGGAATAAAGGAAGCGGAAAAAGTTTGATTTCTCCATTTTTTAGGGATAAAAACTCGGGAGAGCTGATAAAGGGAATTCAGATTGAGGAAATCAAGCAGACACAGGCTGGCGGTGATTTTCTGCCCGATGCCAGTGCAGGAAACTCGGAGATTTTGTTCTCTATGGGGGTAGATCCAGCCCTTTTGGGAGCGGGCGTTCCTGGTGGAAAAAACTTGAGCGGTTCTGGTTCTGATAAACGGGAGGCATGGACGATACTTTGTGCGAGGCTTCCGAGGAAACACGCCCGAACGCTTTGGGTTTTTAGGCTAATTCAGAAATGGAATAACTGGAACAAAGACCTCGTGGCAAAATTCCCGAATATCAATCTGACAACCTTGGACAAAAACCCAAATGGACAAGTGGCAGTCAAGAATTAAATTACCAAAAGTAAAAGTTTCGTAATCAGTGCTGAAAATATAGTAACAATGGAAAAAATAACAGAGCAGAAAGCCAGAGAGCTGGTGAGCTTTCCGAAGAATTTTGATTTTGAATTGATAGACCAGCAGTATGGATTTGAGAGAAAGATTTTCTTCTTGGTAGGCAAAGAAGTATTCCAAGAGCTGGAAACCTCCAATCCCACGGCTTATAATAATTTGGTAACGGCGGGGCTTCATTACAGCTTTGTTTTGTCGCTTCCGAGGATAAAGGTTCATCTGAGTAACTATGGAATTAACCAATATGAGCAGGGAACGACCAAAAACGCCAGCTGGTGGGATGTTCGTGACTTGGCTTTGAGTTGGCTCAGAAAGGCAGATTTTTATTTAGCAAAAGCCTTGAATCTTTTGGCGGAAAAACAGGAACTGCCTTTTTTCAAGAGAAGTTTCTCGCTTCTGCCGTTTTCTGAAACGAGATATTACTTCGGAGAAATTTCTCCAGAGGTTTATTTGATGCTTTCAGATTTGATGCGTGGTGCTTTGGATGAGTTTCTTTCCAAAATGAAACCTTGTGAAGCAGATGTTCTTCTGGGCGATGATGTGCTGAAAAATTTAATAAAAAAATACTGTATTGATAAATCAAAAGCAGATGCGGCGGCGGAACAGGGCTTTCTGTTTACCAGCACAGGCATCGTGGTGCAGTATGAGGAATTACCGTGGCAGAAGTCTGTAGTGCTTACAGATGAGGAAAAAAGAATATTTCAGGTACGCCATATCAGAGGAAGTGAACGCTATCTTACACAAATATGGGATTATCTAAGTATATACAGGGACAAATTCCCTTGCTGGAGTGGGGAAGATTCTCAACCGAAAGTCCCTATCATCGCAAAAAAAGGAGGTCTTTTCTTGTAATATCTTGTCTTTTTTTAGCACCCTGCGGGGTGCTATTTTTGTTTTTGTGATTACAGAAATACATACAGAAGATTTGCATTATTGCCCAAGCACAGAAGTGTTTGGAGGTATTTTGGTGAGGCTCTACTATGCTTCTGTTTGGGACTTTGCGAAAATAGTTCTTCCCGAAGCGGAGGGCTACGAAGATAGCAGGATAATTTCTAAGGGAAATATTTTACTCAAACACGGAAAAAGTCTAAAGGCTGTGGATGTTTATCTAGACCAAGGTTCTCTATCGGAGAAGGTCACTGGCAGTGCAAAGAGATGGAAGCAGATGAGCGAGCTTTCGTTTCAGCTGACAGGAATGACGCCTAGAAACCTTGGTTTTCTTTCCCAGACGGGAAATTCTGGGCTGGTGTTTTTTGTCTCGGATAGTAACGGCAGAGTTTGGGTTCTGGGGAATCTTAGGAATGCTGCATACCTTACCAGTGGAGATGCTACTTCTGGGAAGAAATTCGAAGAGGATAACATGGTAAATTTCACTTTTTCAGCCAATACAGCGCTGTATGAATATGCAGGAAGCATCGCAGAAATAGGAGAGAAAGGAGAAAAGGAGGAAAAAAAACAAGTAGGAGGGTTCTCCAAAGGATTTAGTAAAGGATTTAGAATATAAAGGACTATGAGTAATTTAACAACATTAGAAGAAATCAACAAGCTTCTACCTGATAATAACAACGGAGAAATTACAGAGGCAAATCTCAGAGAATGTTTTGAAAAAACTTTTACTGAGTTAGATAGAAAGGCAGATGGCGGAGCAATTGGGAATATGCATAGTGTAATTCAATACAAGGCAAGCATAGATGCTTCTAATATTGAAGCTGACAAGTTTTATGAAGCAATAAAACCATTTATTCCTACATCCAGCGGAGGAGGAACTGTTGATATATCCAAAGCAGAAGTCACAAAAATGCTGAATGATGTGATAATAGGTGGGGAAAATTTAGTGAAAAACACTTTAACTCCTATGCTTGGTGCTAATGATACAGGAACAGGAACTTCTGTGGTTATGGAAGATGCAACAGGAAAGTTTACAAGAGTTACTCCAGCCAGTGGCAAGGCTGTTTCTCTGTATGGGTTTAGAATAGAAGGTTCTAATGATGGATTTTACTCCAAATCCATTGATGTTCGGCACTCACACTCTGGAGCTGTAATGATTTGGAACAAGAGTATTCCACCAAATAAATGGACAAGAATAAAACTGGAAAAAGCCACAGATAGCGAATTTTTCTTATTGTCTATGACTACTCCAAATGTGCCTTTGGATATCAGAAAACTGAAAATAGAACATGGCACGAAGGCTACCGACTGGCGCCCGAATACCGATGAAATAATGGTAACTGTTTCAGCTTCAAAAATTGATAATGTATTTAATCAAAATGACCTGACAATTATTGGAGAAAATAATGGGTCTAATGATAGAGCAATATACAATATCCCTAACTTGGATTCTATCACAGCGATTCTTGACCTTCATTTTATTTTTTCAGACGGAACAAGTGTGGCGTTACAGGGGGCAAAATCGGTAATGCTTTCCAGTGGCAAAAAGGGTATTCCTTTCCACAGCAGCATTGCAAACGGAAAGAATATTTCAAAAGTTTATTTACGAGCAATTTTAAAATAATCAATAAAAAATAAAATCATGAATCATTGTATTTCAGTAAAAACTAACAAAGAGTTTTTCTTCGGAGGAGCGAAGATAGGGTTTATCAAAATGACCATAGACAGTATAACTAACTTACCTAAAGAAAGAAAATACAACTTGGTTATTACTGACAGCTGTTATAAAGAAGTTAGCGAAAGGCAGCCATTTGCTCAAGAAGACGGAAGCGTAGAAATGAGAGATGTAATAATTCAGAGAGAGATAGGCTCTATTGTAAGGGAAGACTTGTCATTTGGCTACGAGCAGTTAAATGCTTTGGCTCAAGTTTTAAAAATTGACAAGAGCCAATTTGAATCAGAAACAGACTATATCAATGAATTATTTAGACAGGGGCTTTATGTAGTGACAATTGAAGAATGCAAACAGGGATTACTTGGGGTAAAAGGAAAAGGAAGATATCAAACGGAAGCAGCCGATTGGTCTATTGTAAGAGAATAAGATATGAAAGAGATAGTGAATTTTTTAGTTGGATTGGTGTTGTTCCTATTGGCGTGGGCGCTGTTTCTTCCGATTTCGTTTCTCAATTTTTTTATAGTTGGTCTTAAATTCAAGGATTTAGGCTATTTCAAGAGTTCGGCGGTCAATTTAGACCGCTTCGGAAACTCTGAGTTCCGAACTCTTTTCAACTTGACTTTAAAGAAAAAAGAAGGCTATAAATTTGGAAACATGGAGGAAACTATCAGCTCTGTTTTGGGCAAAAACCAAAGGGATAACACGCTTTCATTTGCTGGCAAAGTGCTGGTATTCATTCTTGACACGATAGACAAAAATCACTGTAAAAAAAGCATAAAAGAGTTTTAAATATGAATATAAAAGAATTTATTGTGGACAACCTGGTGTTGTTATACAAAGGGAGTTTTTCGCAGAAGTTGTTGGCATCAGCACAGTTGTCACTAGCGCCAGCGGCAGCGCTGACTCTCACGGAGCGAATTAGTGGATGGTATGTAGAAAGTGAATTTTTCTTGTTCTGCCTGTGCGTGGTTTTAGCGATAGACCATGTTTTAGGCAGTTATGTTCATTGGAAAGTTTACAACGATTTCACTTTTAAAGACAATCTTAAAGGTCTCATTACCAAATTATCTATCCTGCTGGTGGGCTTTATTACCTTATCAGTTGTGAATAAGGTTCTGGAACCGATAGAGTTTTTCAAGAGTTATTTCAGTGTGTTGGTTCAGCTCATGGTTATTCTCTATCCTGGTTCTTCTGCACTTACGAACATGTCAGTTCTTACTGGGGGGAAATTTCCGCCGAGCGGACTTTTGGATAAAATAAAAAACTTCCACAATAGTGGAGATATTGACGATTTAAAAAGCAAAAAAGATGAAAAGTAAAATCAGCCACAGAATAGGATTCTGGCTCCTGCTTGCTTGTCTGCTATTGTCCATGGTAAGCTGTGGGAGCCGAAAGGCAGTCCTAGAAAAAGAGAAGTCAGAAATCAGCATTCACGAAACTGAAAGAGAGAAAAAAGATTCCACGGGAATTTCCCAAACCAGGGAACACGAGGAATATAGCAGTATCAGTATGAATTCTAGTTTCAGTATTACTCCGATTGGGAATACACCTGCAGAATTTTCATTTTTCTACAATGGTAAAGAAGTCAAGGGAAAGACTACAGGGAAACTGGATTTTAATAATAATAAAGATTTGTCAAACAAAAAAACTGACACCTATAAAACAGATACTGTTGCAGTAAGCACCGATAAAGAAAAAGAAACCCAGACTAAAGCAAAAACCGAAACCAAATCCAAGCAGACCGAACGGAGGGAGAGCTGGTGGGTTTATTTCGGAATATTTGCTGCGGGAGGTCTATGCTGGGAATTTTTGAGAAACAAGATATTTTAAAATTTAGATTAATGTATTATATTAATTTGGCATGTCTAATTGCTGCATTCTTCTTTCTAATCATGAGTACTTCTGATAAAACAGAACTTTATGATAGGAGGGGAGTAGATGTGGAGCTTGAAACAATGAAAACTATAATGTATATAGTATGTTCATTGATTCTTCTTGTATGTTCAGTAATAGATTGGAGTAATAATTAAATTTATAAAGCTATGAGTACATTTGATGCCTTAGGGCTTATTTTCATCGGAATTGGGATTGGTTTTGCGCTGACCAAAGGCTGGCAGCTTCATAAGTCCATTAAGGAGAAAGTCCGCAGAGATGCCGAAGAAACCGAAAGAAAAAGAAAAGAAGAACAAAGCCAAAATCCATAAATATGAAAACAGTATCCCATTTTAGAAACAGATTCGGGGTTCCCAATCCTGCGGGGGCTGGCTATTTGGTAACCATAGATATGCCGTATCCTATGCGGTTGGCTTGGGACAAAAACCAAATAGTAAGAAAAATAACCTGCCACAAGGAAATAGCAGAACCGTTGAAAGCCGTATTTTCTGATATTCTGAAGCATTACGGACCAGATAAAATCAGAGAATTGGGCATTGATATTTTCGGAGGCTGTTTTAATTTCCGAAAAATGCGTGGGGGCAGTGAGTTTTCAGTGCATTCCTGGGGACTTGCGATTGACCTTGACCCTGAAAGAAATCAGCTGAAAGAAACAGCCAGAACAGCCCGTTTTGCCCGACCAGAATACAAAGCAATGATTGATATATTCTACAAACATGGCTTTATTTCGCTCGGAAGGGAGAAAAACTACGACTGGATGCATTTCCAGTGGGAAAAATTTTAGTAAAAAATGAATCAAGTCAGTGTTCCAGACTGCTGGGAGGAGCTTACGGATTACCAGCAAAGAGAGATTATCCATATCATCA